GATGTAATAGTGCCGGGTATAACAACATCAGGAATATCAGCTTTTACGGCACCGTTGCTAGAAAACCCACCTGTAGTACCTTTTTTTACTACGGTGCCGGGCTCGCCGTATTTCTCAATTTGTCCAAGAGATATTAAACGCGCATTATCCCAGTCATAAGCCATTAGAAAAATTCTACAGAGGCGATTTTATCACCAAGACTAGCAAGACAGCCATTTGATAAAAAGTTAGCCGCTTGACCGTAAATAGTATTATCAATAGTGTTCTTGAATTGAACAGGATTTGAATACTTTGTTTTAAAACCATCCGGGCCTTCTTCGGTGATAAATCCAGCCGTTGATGAAATTTTTATTGTCGCTAAGTAAACGAGGTGCGCGGATAGCTGTAATTCAACCTGAGTCAACAACACCTCATCGCTGCCAATACAAGCCGCGCTTGCATTTACTATTGAGTTAGCGGCGTCTATCCATATTTGAATGACAGGATCAGTCAAAGCGGTCGTTACAATCGCTTTAACTTCTGTTGGTGTTACGCGTGACATTACTTAACCGGCTTTTTAAGTAAAGAAATTTCAGCTTTAAGTTTTTTAACTTCAGCTTCTAGTCCTTTTTTTTCTGTCGTCAAGGTATCAACTTGAACTTGCAGTTCACCATTTGCAACAGCAAATTCATTTCCATCAATTTTTTCTGATTGTAAGCGAACTTTACCAACTAAATTTTTTGCTTGTTTTTCAGTTAAAGAAATAACGGCATCGACCTTGTGGTTTAGGCAATGCTTTTTAATTACAACGTATTTTTCAGTAGTTTCTTTTTTAGTGGTCGTCATGACTTCTCATCCTGCAAATTAAGTTTAAATAGTTTCGCCCAAAAAGCCGACATAAGCCGGCTTTTTAATTGTGGCATTTACCAGTGGTTAAACTGAAGCGTGTAAAATGCCTGTGTTACCGGCTGAATCAGCTTTAATGATTTGAACCATTGCCGCATAAGTAGTTAAGCTTTGTGCTTGCATAGGGTTTGTTTTAACGTGTGGAACTGAAACGATATCAGAAGCAACAGCCAATTGAACCGTACGTTCAAGCATTTCAACATAAACAACATTATCATCAGCAAGCTTTTCAGCAAACTTGACATCCTTAACTTCTGGAATGTCCATAATACGATCGCGAACCGTTTTTGATGGGAAACCTGAAACATAATCACGGTCTAATGCTGATTTGAAGTTTTTAGGGTAGTAAATAATAATACTATCCATTTCAACACCACCTTGATTAGCAAACATACTGCCAATATTAGCGATATTTTCATCAACGATTAGATCATTGTTAGCCACTAAATCCCATTGTGAAATTGTGGCAGTACCGCGATCAGGATGCGTTGTATAACCAAAGATTTTCTGAAGTGAACCGTTAAAATTAACAACGATGTTAGCGTTGCCATTAAATAAGGTTTCTTCTAATCGTTCGGCCACCATACGCACTGACTCACTTAAGCCGAGTGATTGCTTGTAAGCAAATCCTTGTTGGCGCCATGGAACATTAAACGTTTTATGCGTGATCGGATTTGGAACAAAAATTTCACCGTAAACAGTATCATCATTATCATAACTGTTTGGGTTTTGCTCTTGCTCTGCATCTGTGAATTCGTTGATGTTTTCAGTGCCAACAATTTGATCACCAAGGCTAACCGGGAACGATAAACCAGCCTCCATCAAATCAGTAATACCATTTAATTTACGGCGGCGAACTTCAGTTACCTTTTCCTGGATAACTAAAAAATCTTCATGGCGTAAAGTTGTTGCGTTGTTAACGTTAGTGTAAATCTCGTCTTTAACTGCATTGGCAACTGTAGAGTGATTAGCTACGACCTTATTGTTAGCATCAACTAAAACCCACTTATTCAACCCGTTTTCAACAAATACACCTTCATGCAAGTTTGCATAATCAGCCCAAGCATTTTGCGCCATGGCAATATCGCCGGCAAATTCAGCGCGAGAAGCACCCATTGAACTAAGTGCCATAATTGCGCCGGCAATAATTTTTTTATTCGTCTTCATGTTATACCCTTACGCTACGCGAATTTTAATGCGAGCGACTGCGCCGCCGCCTGAGTTATCGACCGCTTCAATTGCATAACCAACAATAGAATCTCTTTGAACAGTATCAGTTGCGGCGTCAGCGGTTGCGGTGCGAATCGTACCATCACCGGCTGACTCCATAGCAGCGCCATCAATAACAGCGGTTGCAGCGGCAGCAAGTAAGGCGTTAACCTCTTGGCCTGTTTGATATGCGCCATAACTAACTGAGGCATTAATTACATAAGCCTCGTCAATGTCACCAGCAACGCCCAAATCTGTTTGTGCAAACAATGGTTGTGCATTTACAGCGGCAGTTGCATGAACTTTAACCTTACCAAGAGCTTCTTCAACTAAATGGCCGGGTAAAATACCGGCGGCAGTTGCTAAGCGCTCTGATAAGAATGGCGCGCCTTTCTCGCCGCCAATTAATGAAATAACTTGTTTAGCCATCGTAGTTCCCCTTATGACCAATCAATCTGAGGTGCAACAGCAACACCAGATTTAGAATTGTTAACATGTTGTTCACCAAGGCGAACGGCTATTTTTTCAGGCGTTAACATATTATTGATCACATCAAGTTCAACCTGTGATTTGCCTTCAAGCATTTCTTTGGTCATTTCTGAATTTGCAATAATATTATCAACAATACCTTTGGTGGTTTCGGCTTTATCGGCTAGATAAAGATCGAAATCAGCTTTGTTGGTTGTGAATTGTTCATAGTCAGAGAAATTAAAACCAGCATTGGTTAAAAGTTCTTTGGCTGCAGTTTCATCAAGGGCATTAGTGGAAACGATTTTATTCACATCGTCTTCAGACATCGCCATCAAGCGATCTTTGTCTGCGACTGTGAATTTATTCGCACTATTACCGATGATAGCTAAGACAATACTTAATTTGTCCATTTCGTCTACCTCTTGGTGGTTGGTGGTTGTCGGTTTATCAATAAACCGCTCAGGGTTTTCTATTACTTCTTTTTTATCGTCAATCAAAGTAACTACATCGTTTTGATCAACAGCATAAGTTTGCTTAAATGATGCTTTAGCGGCGCCGGGTTGTTCTACTGAATAAACAACTGTTTTTGAATCGGGGAAAATGTCTTGAATCCAAGCAAAATGACCTTCAATACCGACTCTAATTAAATCACGAATAGACTCATGAATATCAGAAGTTGACAACTCATTCAATGACCATTCAGCATTATGAACAAGAACTTCAGCTTCAGCTTCATTTAAAACTAACTCTGTTCCAGCATGAGCGCCAGCGGCTTCTTCATTTAATAATGTTGCAACGTGATCAAAATTAAAGCCTTTACCTTCACGCGTAAATTTGACGCCAAAATCATCAGTTCCAGTTTTGTTAATAACTTGAGCTATACCAAGCCCGGTTGAAACTCCAATTCGTTCACCGGCTTCAATGCGGCGTATTGTTTCTTTGCCGGCTTCTGAATTATTGGCAACTTCTTCATCAATTAAGAAATCAGCAAAAACACGCTTTCCCTTTTTACGAGGGTTGCGAAGAAATCCACCGATATTATGTTTATTATTTGCCACTGGATGAAAGGCTGGAACAGCAACGCCATTAACTTCAGGGTGACCGTTAGGGGCCGGCAGCATATTCAATTGCATAAAGCTATTGGTAACTTCTTTATCAGAATAGAAAATGTTATTCATGGTGATATCACCGCGAATAGGCATTATTGTTGTGACTAAATGAGAACGTCCGGCAATCTGTTCGCGCTTGAACTTACCTGAAGTTTTGGAATTGATTAATATTTTAAGCTTTTTCATTTTTAGCCCTTTTATTTAGCAACTTAATAATACAACGAATGGTAGTTTTGAGCAAATAAGAGGGTTTATTTTATTGTTCGTCTTGACTTGTTACTGAGTTGCGTTACACTATAGTTAATCAATCGGATGGAGAAAGTAAAAATGAAACAAGAATATAGACATGGTGACTTAGTTGAGGTTATCCACTTAGGTGACAGCATGAAGCACTTCAATAAAGGGGTAGCGATAATATCAAATGTAGAACACAACACATGCCAAGAAGGAAATGATTGGGAATGGGGTTACGGTTTGGTTTTTATCATTAACGGGGTTTACGACATAGTAAACGAAGTGAGCTGGTATCATCACTCAAACCTAAAAATGATTAAAAAAGGTTTGGCTCATAAATTTAAATTGCAATTGAGTGATATATTATGATAACTGAAAAGGAATGCGCTTGCGGTTGTGGTAAAAAATTCTACGGCACCAAGCGAGCAATGTTTTTTAATAGCGCGTGTAAGATGCGTAAGCGTAGACGTGATGAAAAGGATCTTGACCGTGATAAAATTAAATAATGTAAAAATAGACTGTCGGAAAGATGGCGGCGGAGTTGATACCGGAATAAATAAAAGATTCCGTACCTTGTGTGATATCAATTTAATTACAAGTAATATTCCTGATAGTCTTTTGGCTAAATCAGAATACTTATATGTTACTGATGAGTTTTCACCCGGTGTACAAAAGTTAATTGGCTTCGCCCCAGCGAGCACTTATTTTAATATAAGTAAGTGTGAACAAGTTTATTTAGGATAGATAACGGGGCAAGAAACGGCATGCACGAACACAAATAGACAAAAGCCCTTTATTGGGCTTTTTCATTAGACAAAAGAAACTTTCTTTCTTTTATAAACTTAGCCTCTACCCTCGCAGGGACACGATCTTCTATCACTGGCTTTAGCCCACAACGGCAGTTAAACGGGCTAATAGTGATATTCCTTGCTGCTTGTTCAGGGCTAAATATCTTTCCATGCCAATTAGCATGAAGGTGTCTTACGCGCGAATCCCTAACTGTTATCCACCTAACATCAACTTGCTCATCCGATAGGATTGAAGCCTCTTGAGCTTGTTTAACAACGGCCCTTTGTGAAGCTTGAGCAACTTCGGTTGCCGCGATAGCTTCAGATCGTGTTGTTGTGACATTAATCCTATCCGCTATCGCTTCAAAAATATCCTCAACATCAACAACACCTAACTGCTCATGAAGAATGCTTTTAGTATCATCTAAAAGTTTAACGACCCACTTATCAAGACTTGCATTTGCTCTCTCATGTAAGAAATCAAGTTCATTTCTATTACCAGGCAAAGCCAATGAAACAATACTTTTAGCATGAATCAAGCCGAAAAATTCACTAGTAGAATCTTTAAACAATGATTTTAATTCGTTATTAGTTCGCTCTAAACCTCTGAGGTAAGATTGCGTCTGGTATTTATTTTGCCAAGGGTCAGTGATAATTAAAGCTGTTGCTAACCGCTCAAACTCAACCATGAACCGTTCAATTTCAATTCGCTCACTATCGGTTACATTTGTTACAACCGAACTTAATGGAATAAGCAGAGTCTCTTTTTTTAACTCTGCAAATCTTCGCCTAGCTTCAGCACGCCATTTCTTTTCAATGGTTTTGGTTTTGTTTGGGTTGTTAGTAAGTGCCATTAAAACAATTCATCCCAATCAATTTGAATACTAACCTCACCGGCTCCGCTTGCTGGCTCTGCAATAACAAAGGTTATTTCATCTGAAGGATATATATTAAATCCTTTAACATCAGGGTTTACCCTTAAATCATTTTGTTTTACAACTCCAATATCAAGCGGAACTAAACCTGTTGTATCAAGATTAATAGCAAAGGCGTCTTGTGATTTTCCTTCCTGCATTACGGAATTATCCGCGCTAACATCAGCATAACCCGGAACAAAGCTAGGGTTTAAGGCAATCAATGCGGCGGTAGGGTAAGCTTCAAAAACAACATCCTTATTAACGTTGTTAATACTTACGATAAAATCAACCACAACCTTTACATGATTTTCTTTGCCTTGAAATGTTGGTTTTGATTTGATGCTGACTAGGTGCGTAGCATCTCCTGTTGTTGCCTGAAACGCATCAACATTCAATCTAAACGCACCAAAGCGGCGATTACTTGCGTTTTCTTCATCTCTACCTGCAACTGATCCAGCACGCCAAGAAGATGTTTCAATAAAAGCCTCACCGGTTCCTGATGTTCTTATTGTCTCACAAACCATTGGCAATGATGGGTTTTGAAGGTGTGGCTCATCAAGAGTATTAACCTGATCTTGAATATGAGCAACAATCCAGCCCAATTGAGCGCCGCCATAGACCAACCAGAATATAGGCGCAATACCAAGCCACCCGTAAATTGGATAGAAGATATTCATTTTAGTCATGTCAAGAATAAATCCTGACTCACCTTTACCGTCTAATTTATCAACGTTGAAATCTGATGAGGGAATAAATATAGGTGCATTTCCGCCCTCTTGAAACCAAGCCCCAAAAATACCATCTTCAGTGCCAAATGTAGCGCGATCCTCACCATTGCCAATACCGATGTGTTGAGTTACGCCAACATCGGCGCCAACAAAGCGCGCCGTATATTGTGCGAAAGCTTCATGACCGGGGCGGTATCTAATGGAATCTTTACTAAAAACAGTTTGTCCGCCAACGCCGGCACCTGAACTAACACGCATCATACTATTTGCGTTTGATTGGCTTCCTGTTCCTGTTAGCGCTTGAATGTTTAAATCATTGGTTGAATTGTTATATTGAAATTGAACTGAAACATCGTCAGCTTTTGAGCCAACAATTAATTCACCAAAAATTGTAGAGAACGCCTGTTTTCCTGCAATATCTGTTAGGGATGATCCATAACCTTTATTTTGTCCACGCGCTAAATTCATAATAAACCCTCAAATTATTAAATATTTTTATCTAAATTATCGTCACCTTGAGATAAATCAATATCATCAATCTCAATACCTTCTAAACCAACCTCTTTAAATGCGGATTTTGCAGCAACTTCATCGCCGCCAATATTTGTTAATCCTTCAGTTACCGCTTTGAAAGCTTCAGCTTTATTTTTAGTTGATTCAGAAGCTTCTTTTTCGTTTAGTGAAGGCTGAACCGGCCATTCAACCTCAGCATCTTCAGGCAATTCAATAATTCCAGCTCCAGCCATGATAGCAAGAGCATCAAGTAAATAGATCGTACATTCCTGATCTTGCCTATCCTTAACAAGAGCGTTCCAAGTCGCTTTATCTTCTGAACCAATTAATGTGCCGCCGCCTTTACCTGTTAATATACGAACGGGAATTCCGGTAGTGCCTGAAATTTCTTCTACGGCAATATCAAACGGATCTCTTGGGCTGGCCATTGATGGCTGAAGCATATTGGCTTTCATATTATTTAGACGTAAAACATCTTCAAACCCATCCTGAAAGTTTTCAACGTTTTCTTTTAAAATCTTTCTTGCTTCTGGTGTGGTGTCAACTTTTGATTCACCAGCAGCTTCAAGCGCTAATTTCTGTCGTGAATTCCTATAATAAGCTTCAGCACTACTGCCGCGAACTTTGTTTTTATCAATCAAGGCATTCCAAGGCGCTTCAAGTGCCGGTGTCCCTTCAATGGTTGAATCAAGTTGACCTTCAGCTAAATGAACAATTCGCGTGTAATGCACGATCACTGAAATCATTTGTTTTTGTTTTCTTTGTGATCCATCAGTGTCTATTGTTTGAAGTTGGTATAAAACAGGGAGGCCAAAACGGGGGGATGCTGGATCATTATCAAATTGGATTATTTCAATTCCGTCATAGCTATAAACATTGAAATACATTGAAGAAAAAGAATCTTTTTTTACCAAGCCTACCGGTTGGTCTAATTGTAAACCATCAGGGATGCCGATCAACATAACTGAAAAATTACCAACCCTATTAAGAATATCGGCTCTTTCCATTGCCTTAAAGAATTTAACTTTCTTTAGCTTCAAAAGCTGTTCTTCAAGAATGTTTTTATCGTTATCCTTGATTTCTGGCATATCACGCCAGCAAGATTTGGCAACCTTTGCAACAACGGTGTTTGCTATTCCACCGCGTTTATACATGGCCAAATAATCAGCATAATCTAAAAATGTGCCATATCCAAAAAGCGTGTTGTAGTCTCGTTTCCCATCGGGGGAAATACCAAATAAACCACCTCCGCCAAGCCTTCGACTTATGGTTTTAACCGCATTTAGAACGACACCAAGGTAACTATCAGCCTGTTGCATTTCGCTATTGTATTCAATAACGTTTGTTTGTTTCTTTTTAAAAGGATTCCACATAGTTTTATTTACCAATCAAAGCCGCCGGCGGTTTGTGTTTCTTCTTGTGGGGCATTTATCATATGGAAATCATCAGCAATATTTGGTGATTTCTGCCCCGTCCTTTTTTCCATAGCTTTCTTATCTTCAACCTTGCGCTTACTGTTTGTTGCTGATTTAACCCATAACGGGCAAGAAAGTTCTTTTACAAGTTTATTAAATTGCTGATCATCTTCGATATCGATACTTATCATATCGTCAGGATCAATGCCTTCTTCATTTAGAATAACAAATCTGTAAGTATTATACAGTTTTTGAGCGCTAATCATATGCGCCTGGGCTTTGGCATTAGAGCACCTTTCGTCCCATGTTCTATCGGTGCCTGGTATTTCGTCATCTGGATTAACAACAGAGCCGCCAGCATCAAATGGAAACACAACTCTATTTTCCTCTCGCTCGACAGCGTTTCTATCTCCTGAAGCCGCCGCTTCTTTTAGTGCTAAATCTCTTTTATCACTAACAAATACAGAAACACCATCACCCAATCCGCCGCACGTATCATAAACAAACTTATCAGCATCAAATTCAGTTACCCGATCATAAGCTTTATTGGTTGCTTCTCTCAAATCGACTGATTTTAGCCATTCATCAATGAGCTTTATTATGTTTCCATCGGCATACATCACAGCGTTATTGTCTTTGCCTTGCCCGGCAGGGTCGTAAGCAACAACTTTTTGCCCTTGGTGAATAAACCCTTCTTTTTTGCTAGCGAATCTTGCCGCTCTTATCCAGTCACGTTGAATAATAACATCGTCACTGGCTGATTTTGGTTTGCCTTCCCAATCGTGTTCATGATCTGCCAACGGTCTAGTTTTTAGTGAGTGCTGGCGCATTTCCTCCAAGTTTTCAGGAAAGTATTTATTCTGGCTGTGATTTATTAGCCTTACGCAACTACGAGGGGGAGGGTTAATTATAAATCGCTGGTAAGTATCGTCTAGTTCATCATCAGGGTTAAATATAACTATTATGATTGGTCGTTGCTTTCTCCCACCGAACGGTTTTCTAGGTCGGATAGATGGCAATAATTTATCCCAAGAATTTTTTGAAACATTTTCTGACTCTTCGCATAGAACAATGTCAACATCAGAAATAGATTTGATATTTTTTATATTGTTCTTTATTCCTTTGAACATGAATTTTGAACCGTTAAGCCCGACTATTTGTTTTTCTGTTATCTTAAAAAAATGACTTAGCCCACGATCAGCAATTGCCGCTTCAATTTCAGCCTTTACCGACTCATCAATTGATAATTGTATTTCGCGAGTGCAAAGAATTCTAACAGGCCTTATTGACGCCTCTATAACGCAAGCATCCATAAAAGTAAATGACTTACCGGAACCTCGACCGCCATACGGCACTAAATAAGTTAACTCTTCTTTGAATACTGTTCGTTTTTTTATTATTTCATCGGCGGTTGTATGAAAGAAATCAGCAAAGGCTTCTTGTGGTTTCCAATCTAAAACTGCACTCATTATTCATCAAGCTTATCGACTGAAGCTTTAATTGATCCCCATGGGGTGGTTTCGTTATTTGTTACGTTTAAGTTTTCGTTGAATGCCTGAACATCGATATGCTTTCCAATTATTTCAAGTGACTTATTTGCGCCGGCAGCTTCAAATGTATAAGCAGGAACTAAATCACCGTCATTATTCTCAATAAGTACAGGGGCGCCCTTACGGTCCGTTACTGGCTCGGACTGCATACAGCGTTCATGAACTTTTTTAGCTTGCTTGAGTACCCATGAGGCATCAATATTAAACTCATCCTCTGCTATCGCCCTTACTCTTTGCGAAAATTCTTTAACCCTTAGTTGAACCTTAGGGAGTTTATGGAACTTAGACGCGTTTATGTGAATGACTTCTGTTTTAGCTTTGCTCTTGGGAAATGCTTCACGCCATGCGTTAGATTGCTCGCCATGTAAAACATAATGGCCGGCGTATTTGTCTATTTCTGCTTTGGTTGGTCTTGATTGGCTCATAAATAACTTTTCCTTTTAGTTATTAAATACCAATCGGTAAGCAGTCCTTTTTTGAGTGCGTTTTTACCATTACAGGGATTGTTTGGCATAGGATCGTGAATAATCTTACCATTGATATCAATAATTACTTGATGTCCATATTTAGAGCCGTAACCTGTTTTAATTGAGCCTAATAAGTAACCGTTTAATGTGGGGGTTAAATCTCGATCATCCTCAACGTTCTCGATAACTTCATAACCAATACCCCATATAAAACCGCAAAACACTTTCCACCATACATCATCGTTAAATAATCTAAAATTTGGCACTTGTTCTAGCTCTAAGTTAAATAACGTAGCTACACACGCCTGTTGGCAATTTCCTCGCTCTTTAGTACTATCTGTTTGATTCACTGGTTTCATACATCACCTTTTATCCCATCCAATTTTTGCCGATAATAAATCGGGCTTTTTATTCTGTATATCCGTAGTGAGAGAGGTAATCACCCTTTATTCACTTTAATATTCATTATCTCGGTGATTACCCTTACAATAGTGTATGAATATTCACTTTTACGTTGGTTTTATTCAGTTTCGCGCTCTTCTTTACGTTCAGATATAAGTCTAACTTGCTCCTCAAGGTGCGTAACCCTTTCGCTTTCCCATTTCTTAAAGTTCATTTGCTTTCGCCTGTCCTTTAGCGCGAGAACATGAAACAAGATACCAATGAATATACCTAATACAGTTAACGATAGGCTGATAACTATGGCGTATTCATTAACCGTTGCTATCAGTCCGACGCTCGCTGATAAGCCTATGGTGGCATTCCCTACACTTGTTTCGTTGCTCATGCTTTTTGAATCCCTTGGTTATTGTTACCGCGATTGAAATCACTTGAATTACTATGATTAACACGATCCCGTATTTCTGGAAAAATAGCAAGAAATTGACAAGCAACCAATCCATGAATAACAGCCCCGTAATTATTATAAATCAATATATGTTCATTGTTTGCCACATCATAAGCCAAGCACCCGTAAGCAACCAGAATTAAAAGCTGTATAAACGCCTGGTAAAATCCAAATTTTGATAAGTCATAAATAAGTAGTCTTGCAGAAATAAAAGCTAGAACAGCCCTTACATAATAAAGTGTCTGATCAGTGTTTAGAAAGAATGATTTATTGCACCAAAGAATAATTGAAAGAGCGGCCAAAATAGACCATTCAAAACGGTTGGCGCTTGACCAGTAAGCAATGACCGCAAAAGCAACGGCACAATAAATCAAATACATCTAATTAATCTTCTTTGATTGGTGGCTTTGTATCATCACCACCTATACCTTCCCCGGCACCGTGAATAACAGTTGTTACTTTTGACATCACATTTACTCCAAATAATTTAAAATACAATCGGTTGATTGACCTTTATTGTATCATTATTTAATACATAACACCTGAAGCAATCCAATCGTTTAATTGAGGCATTAACCTTTTCAAATTAACATCATCAAAAAAATCACTATGAGTTTTTACATATTCCGATAAATTCCAATTCCTAACACGTTTATCATTCCCAATATAGCCTTTTGCGCCCATAGCGCCCCATGAATTAGGTATAAGTATCTGAATTAATGGAACTTTATCAAAGAATCTCGCGGCTCTTGTCGGCTTGTCGTGCCTTGTATGGATAACAATAATTCGCTCAATTGAATCAGGAAACTTTGTTTTGCACTTTAACGCCGGGTTTATGCATATCAATGTTTTTATGTTTAAGCCTTGCCTTGCTGCTTCAACAGCTATGGCGCAACCGTTAGAGTGAGCAAAAATAACGTTGTTTTGATTTAGTTCAAACGATTCTTTTAACACTTTAGCATCTATTTTGTTATGCCAAAGAATACTGAATATACGCCAACCATAGTTGAACATAAATGAATCATCTAAATAAGGCTGAAGCTTTCCTGTTGACTCTTCGGGCTCTTGAACATTAAAGCCATGTATCAAAGTATTCATGTTTATCATCCTGTAAATTTATAAGCTCTACTATAGCAAAAAACCGCCTAAATTGGCGGTTTCTCTTTTTACTGTCATTATGTTTTAAAATGAGTAACGAATTCGTTCAAAGTTTTGGTTTTGCACTTTGGCAGAGTTATCCGTTAACGCGATCAATTAACTGTAATCTATTTTTTTCTACCTCTCTTTTAGCCCTATCAGTGAATGGCTTGAATGCATCTGATACAAGGCGAAAAATAGAACCTACTTGCTCATATTCCCCATGATCATAGCTAATAACATATAAACGCCATTCGTCATCAACTTTACTAAGATCTACTCTTACGCAATACTTACCCAGCCAATAAAGCATATCATCCACATCAAAACCTAAATAATTTGACATTGTTCCCTCCTATATTGGCTCGACTAAAATATACAAAGTATACCTTTTGAGTTATTCTCCAATTTAAGTTCAATAATTGATGGTCTAGCTACTATGTTTGTTACACTTTTACATTTAACGCATTCAGCGGACACTTCTTGCTGTGCATTTATATAAATATCAACAGTACTGCCACCGCACTCTCCGCATTGTAATTTATGCATGCCTTCTTTCACCTTAACTCACCTCTACTTTAGAATTGTTTAAAAAAATAAGATGTTGCTTTAGCCTCTCTACGGACTAAAAAATCGATCAGTCTTTGTCTTTGATCGCCTTTTAGTTTTTTGATCATACGTTCGTTAAATTTAGCTAAGTGCATTGCTCACCTCTATTATTACGGATTAACTAAACTATCAAGCTGATATGAGAGCCATCAGATAAAGACCTGAAATTGCCACCCCACTCAATAAGGCGACCTTGATTGCTAGCAGCTTCAAAAAAGCAAGTGGCTATCAATGCCATGTTTCCGGGCTCGTAATTCGTACCTTTCACCCATGCGGCATAATCAAAAGCAAGTGCCTTGCCTTCAACATCCGTTTTTTGGTGATCTGAAATTAATTTGTAGCCATCGCAATTAGTGACAGTTTTACCGGTAATTATAAATTCATCATCACCAACAAGCTCACGACCTATCATAAATAATTTAAATTGATCTTCAGCATTTTCATATCCTCTAACGATTGATATGTCGGGGCAATAAAGCTTTCTTGTGTTGGCAATATAAAAACCTTCTTCAATAATCTCCTGTAAAGGAGCTGTTAACGTATCAATGAAGGCTTGGCTTGCTTGGCTTGGTCTATATCCTCTGTTCATAAATCACCTATTTTTTTGAATTCAATAAACCACTGGTTACCGCAGTGAATACAGATCTTTTTCCAGCCCTTGGGTAGCTTATCAGTAGCTTCTTGTAGTGGTCCAGTTGTATCCATGCTTTTACAAGCTCCGTTTGGGCACTGTTTATTATGTTCTGTAGGCA